ACTTTTGGTGTGAAATGTTCTATGAAAGATGAAGGTGGTTGTTTCTATTTTGACCAACTAAACAAAGCAAAGAGGGCTAAGGTAGTTATTACTAATTACTCATACTGGATAGCACAAAATTACTATTCAGAGGGTATTGGGATATTTGATACTATGGTATTGGATGAAGCCCATTCTGCCCCGGACCATTTAATAAATCATATAAATGTTTCGTTTAGTAAAAGAGATAAAATTAATAATGTATTAAAGTTGGATGATTCCCTCCCCAATGACTATTCAACATGGAAAATTTGGGCAGAAGATAGACTACTCCAAGCCAACTTTCAATTGGAGTCGGCCAAGATGAAACGAAAGGAAAAATTGTACCTGAAAATAAAAAGGCAAACCGAAAAACTGTCACGATTAACCAATATTGACAAAACGTGGATATGGGAAGATAGTCCATATTCCATTACTCTTAGTCCAACATGGCCTGCCCCGTTTGCTGAAACATCCTTATTTTTTGGAATTCCTAAAGTTATATTAACCAGCGCTACTGTAGTCCCTAAAACGGCAGAACTACTTGGGGTTGATAAGGTCCAGATGGAAGTAGAAGAATTTCCTCACTCTTTCCCGCTTAAAAATAGACCATTAACTCATCTCCCCACAGTAAGAATGAATTATAAAATTGGAGAGATGGAAAATAGACTATGGATAAACAAAGTAGATCAAATTATACGGGATAGAGTGGGAATGAAAGGAATTATTCATACAGTATCATATGCAAGGAGGAATATGATATTAGAAAGATCAAAGTATAAAGATGTAATGTTGTCTCATGAACAAAAAAACGTAGAATCGGTTGTCAGAACGTTTAAAGATTCAGATGCACCATGTATACTAATTTCCCCGTCTATGGCTACTGGATGGGATTTTCCAAATGATGAATGCCGTTGGCAGATTATAATCAAATTGCCCTATCCTGATATGAGAGGAAACATCATGAAAACTAGATCGAGAATGGACAATGACTATGTCAACTACATAGTAGCTCAACAATTAATACAGGCAACCGGAAGGGGGGTAAGAAGCAGAGAAGATTGGTGTGAAACATTTATAATAGACGATAATATCACGTGGTTTTTAAGGAAAAACAAACATTTAATAGTGGACTGGTTTAAAGGAGCTTACCAACAAAAAGCAACAGTACCAGCCCCGCTTATGAAGGAGGAATAATGACTGAGGGAAATGCAGCAAGTTTAAATCCGGAAACTTTTGTAGATGGTGGAGGTCTTATCGATGATGTCGATGTTACCTTTAAAAGGTGTATATTTGACATGTTTGATTACAACGGGACTGTGGTTCCTGGAGTGCCGTCCTTAAAGATAGATATGGAAACGGAGGACAAGGAAGGGGTAACTCAGTACTACTCCGTAGGCAAAGCCAGTGACTGGATTCCAAGTGAGGATGGTTCCCAATTGATAGCGGTTGGAAAAGCGGACAGTATACGAAATACTACCAATGGTGGTATATTCCTGAAATCCTTGATGGATGCCGGATTTCCAGTAGACAAACTTGGGAATGATATTACTGTTATTGATGGATTACAGGCACATGTAATTCGTATTCCGGCCCCAAAACGTCCGGGACTCGAAAAGAAGGAGAAAAAATACGAAGACACCGTTCTGATAGTTGGGGAAATTTTGTCTCTGCCATGGGAAAAGAAGGGTGGGCCGACAAAAGGTAAAGCTGGCAAGGCTAAAGCGACAAAGGGAAAAGCGGCAGCAACTAAGAAAAAAACTGAGGTTGAAGAAGACAGCTCCGATCTTAATAGTGCAGCAGTTGCGGCAATTCTTTCCATTTTGGAGGATGAAGGAACCATCACAAAAAAGGAACTCCCGTCCAAAATATTCCAGACGGAAAAGGATAATCCGGACCGGAATGGGATCGTTAAGATGGTATTTGATGATGAGTTTCTGGAAAATGGTCCCTGGAACTATGAAGATGGAGTGTTGTTGTCTGAGTAATATAATGGTTGAATAAACTACTCGTTCTTACAAAGGATAATTATAGTGGATATCGAAATGGAAGATATAAAGTGGCCCAAGACTTTATTTGATGATGATGAAGAAAGGAAAGAGGGTCTTCATTTGGGACAAATTATCAAGTCTTTGATGGACAACTCCGGACTTGGGTATAAGGGTAGAGGGTTTACTGATATGGAGTTGACTGCTGAAATTGGTCTTTTGTGGGAACGAGTCCTCAGCATGGTAATGGCTGACAAATACGCCATGCGTCCACCACAGATTCAGGTTGATGGTATATGGATGTCTCCTGATGGAATTGGTATTGATCCAAAGGATGAAGTTCCTCTTGTAGTTGAAGAATACAAAGCAACATGGAGATCAACAAAAAATCCCCCAACTGACAACTTTTATTATATGACACAAATAAAATCATACTGTAAGGCTATTAAAACTAATGTAGCTGTAATGAGAATATTTCATATTATGGGAGATTATAAAGGGTCTGGCCCATTATACCGTGTTGCTCGTTTAGTATTTACTGATTGGGAACTGAAGCAGAATTGGGAAATGGTATTAAGGGAAAAAGAAAGGATAGGACTATGAGTTCACCAAAGACAACAGGAAAAGTAATGGAAAAACAAGGATTTGTATCTGCCAATAAACGAGTAATTCGACCACGAATTATTCTATCCATGGAGGGGTTGGAAAAGCAGGGAAAAACCCACTTTGCCTTAACAGCCCCAGGACCAATTGCCATGTTTTCCACTGATACAGGGGAAGAAGGGGTGGTATCCAAGTTTGGTAGCAAGGAAATATGGATAATGCCCATGGGTAAAGTGGAAGATGAAGATTCAGTGGACCAAGCAGTAGAAGAAATTGATAAATTTAAAAAATCCTACACTAATATGTTACGCGGGGATGAAGTTAAAACTATTATAATCGATACGGCCACTGAAGTATGGGAGTCTCTAAGGATGGCCCGTTTTGGTCGTCTTACACAAATTATGCCATACCAATATGGTCCGGTAAACGCAGAATATCGTGCTTTAGTGCGTGAGGCATACGGTTACGACAAAAACTTGATCCTACTCCATAAGATGAAGCCAAAATATGTTAATGACAAAAGAACCGATGATTACGAAAGAGCAGGTTTTGGGGATACGGGGTTTTTGGTTCAGGTAAATGTTAAGTCATATCGATATGATCCGGAAGATGGGGGCGAATTTTCTATTTATATTAGAGACTGTAGACAAAATCCGGATTTGGCAGGGGAGGAATTTGTGGGGGATATGTGCACCTTTCCATTTTTGGCTTCTATGGTTCTTCCTGACATTGACCCTGGAACATGGAATGATTAATAAGGAGGTAGTAATGACTGAAGGAGTTATTAAAGCTAACTACTTTTGTGAGAAGTGTGGAAATTACTTTGCTCTTGCAGTTGACAATAAAATATTATGCCCATCCTGTAGTAGTAATCTACTATCAAAAGTAACGGGGGAGTTCAAATGGATAGGTAGTGATTATGTCGAGTATGACCCAACCGAAATGGAAACTCGACATCTGTTTTACACCCTCAAAATGATCTGGAATCATAGTGCCCCTGAGCACCTAAAAATACGTCCATACAGAAAATACAATTTTGATACCAAGGTATATACAAAGGAATATATAAAAAAAGCAGTGAGATGTTTGTCAAAAGAATTGAGTAGTAGGGATGACATGAGTCCTATGTACATTGAAGTTTTGGGGAATATCATGTCATCAATTGATGAATATATACAAGGAGAAACCAATGGCCCCAAAAGGATATGTGGAAATTAATGGTACAACCGTTCATGTGACTGATGAGGCAGTACTTGTTGATTGTGGATTTGATAGTCCAGTATGGTTTCCAAAATCCCAATTGGAAGACTGGCCTGATAAGGGTGAAAATGGGGAAGTTTTAATGACCGAATGGATAGCAGAAGAAAAGGGGGTAATATGATATTAGTAAAACCAAAACACAAAATTATACACAAAAATATGTATCCGGAGGAATTAGTAGAGATGGCAGGGAGAACATGTTACAAATCAGAGAATAAAGTAACACACAACTCCTCAAAGAAATTTGTAAGACAACTTATAGACAAAGGTCACCACTCAGTAATTGAACATGCCAATATGACAGTTAAATTTATTTGTGATAGAGGAGTGACTCATGAACTTGTACGTCATAGGCTGGCTGCGTATTCCCAGGAGTCAACAAGGTATTGTAACTACAGTAGAGTAGTTACTTTTGTTATTCCTCCCTGGGTATATATTCCTCCAGGAGAATATAATTATTTATCATCTGAAGCAGAAATAATTAGACCTGTTTCGACATGGTACAGAGCTATGCTAAGTGCAGAAAGAGATTATAAAGATCTTCTTGATTACGGATGGTCTCCTCAACAAGCTCGTGCCGTTCTCCCTAACTCAATAAAGACAGAGATAGTAATGACGGCCAATTTGCGAGAGTGGAGACACGTCTTTACTTTACGCTGTGCAAAAGCTGCGCACCCACAAATGAGAGAGTTGATGATTCCTTTATTTGAGGAGTGTAGGACTAAGATGCCGGAATTTTTTGAGGATATTACAGTATAAAAGGGGGTAATATGAAAAACTTTGTTTATTTTGAAAGTACAGAAGGTGGTATGGAAGTTATAGAAGATATTCAAGGTGGTAATAACTTATCGACTCTTAGAGGTTGGATGAGTGGAAAATGTAGTACTGATGATATAAAAATATTAAAATGGATAAATACTGCATCTATTGGAGAAATGTGTAACCATAGACTCGGATATCTTGTTAGATTGGTTGATAAATAATAGTTATAAAAATGTCATAGGAGGATGGAAAATTGATTTTAACAGATGATCGCACAGGTTCAGTGGAAATTGCCCCACTACTCCAAAATCCAATGGTATGTCGGTTGGAATATGCCGATTTTGCCTGGTCCGGCAATGGTCCAGATGGACCAGTTAATGTAGGTATAGAACGTAAAACCGTTCACGATTTTCTCCAGTCCATGACCACAGGACGTTTATCAGGGCATCAGTTAATTGGATTAACCCAACAATACGATTGGGTCTATGTTCTGGTTGAGGGAATATGGAGGCCAGATAGAAAAAGTGGAATCTTACAGCACATCAATCAGAATGGAAAGTGGGCTGCTCTTTCCCAGGGTAGCCGCCGTTTCATGGCACGAGACGTGTACAATTTCATCAACACTATGCAGGTAATGTGTGGAGTCATTACAGTAACAACCAGTAACAGGTGGGAGACAGCTATGTGGTTAACTTCCTGTCATGGCTGGTGGAACAAAAAATGGGAAAATCACAAATCCCATCTCCAATTCCAAAAGCCAGTAACTCATGCCAGTCTTGCCAAACCAAACTTGGTGACCAAATTTGCAAGCCAGCTTACCGGAATTGGATGGGACAAGGCAAGAAAGATGGGGGAATACTTTGAGGACGTTTCGGACTTTGTACATGCAACGGAGGAAGAATTGGTAGATATAGATGGTATAGGACCAAAACTTGCGGAACGAATAGTAGAGGAAATAAACAATTAAAAAGGAGAAATAACATGAACTTTGGGAAAATTATCAATCAAACCATCAAAATCCAAGCATCAGGGAACAATGGTTTTTTAGTTACGGTTGGTTGTGGGCGCTTTGTCTACTCCGACAAAAAAAAGCTTGTTGAGGATTTAGAGGAATATCTTTCCGACCCTAAGAGATTTGAAGCGGAATATAATAAGCTTAATCTTGGCCCAGCAAATATCGGAGATGCCGGTTCTGCTTCATTGCCGCATACTTCACCTCATACTCATATCGTCTATGGGTCATAATAGTGAAAGAAATTAGTAGGAGGCATCCGAAACATAAGCCACAAGAAACCAGACAGATCGGATAATTAAAGCTGTCACGTGGAAAACCACATAATAGTAAATGGGGATATCATGTCTGAAAAACTAATTGCTACAATAATAATTGGGGTTGCTGGTTTAGGGGTCACAGGCTGGACAGTATTTATATTTCTTCTTATGTGGACATAACTATTTTAGTCTTATATAAGCAAACAATAAAAAAGGAGGGAGTTTAAAATGTTAATCGAAACAGGAGTAAAAGGATTATCAATTATAATATGGAAGGATAGTGTTTGGGTAAACACAGATGCAACTATTGGAAAACATAGTTCTTTTAATCTGAGACATTTTGTAGACAGTAAAGGACCAATAGTAAGGAAAGCTATTCTCGACTGGTGCAAAGAAATTTCGGAATCATACAGTAAAAAAACAAATAATAAGGCAGCTACCCATGAACCACAGCCAACACCAGGAAAGGAAGTAGTACTACCCCATGTTATCCAGGACTTACAGGATCGTGCCACAGAAGGAAAGAAAAAATATGGAACCTTGCTTGAAACTGAAAATGGACGTGATGCACTGATGGACGCATACCAAGAGGCACTGGATTTGGTCATGTACATGCGACAAACCATTATGGAAAGAGACAAGCCAAACCTGTCAAGGGCAGGGATAGATATAGTTGATGATTTAGATTCGTTATCCCACTGGATAAAACTAAACTCAGCATACAATAACGGAGCAGTACCAGTAGCTTTTTTGTTGGATAGGCTAAATGTAATAATTGACAAATACAGACCAGAAGGAATGTTGGGAGATTAATATGGGAAAAAGATCACTACTGTTCGGATGTCATCAGATATTTATCCATCCACTATTCACTATTATAGGATGGGTAAAGTTATATGGTATAGGGACAATTAACATCCCCATATTACTTGCCATATTTTTTCACGATTGGGGATACTGGAGTTGTAAAACTATGGACGGGGACGGGTTATTCCACCCATTTCGCACTTTTGTGTTATTTAATGGCATATTACCCCCCAAATCACTACAGGAAATAATCGGTCACTCCCGACATTTGTCTTCTTCATATGGAATTCCAATAAGCAGACTATGTTGGGCTGACAAACTTGGGCTTGCGGTAATGCCATCATCTCTGTGGGCATTGCTTGCCTATATTAGCAGTGAAGGTTGGGAGTACATGTACAACCCATTCAACAACAACTATGTACTTGGAGAAGATGAAACTTTACTTGGATTAATTAAGTTCCACAAAAAGATTAAAATAGCAATGAATAATTTAATTCGTAAGGAGGCACACATTGTATAGACGATCAGTTCAATGCTACCTATGTCCAGAACTTATGAAATCGTGCAGATTGGCCGTTGAAGGAGAAATTCATCACACATCCCCAACAGACCAGCCCCAGGTAATGGTTGTTGCCGAAGCTCCAGGAATTGAAGAAGATAAGGAAGGCCGTCCTCTAATAGGAGTAAGCGGACAGGAAGCAAGACATCATCTTGATATTAATGGAATATCCCGTCTTGGGGTTTACCTTGACAATATTATCCACTGTCATCCGGAGGGAAACCGAGATCCCACGACGGAAGAAATAGAAACCTGTACTGAAGCGCACTTAATCCCCAAAATTCTTCGGTTACAACCCCCCTGGATTATTACTATGGGCAGGATTAGTACCCGTTTCTTTTTGGGGGATGTCAATCTTGAAATGGTCCATGGCATTCCACGAACAGTAAACTTTTACGGCTTGGAGACAGTGGTAATCCCAACCTACCATCCAGCAGCAGGTCTTCATAGTCCGGAACAAATGATACTATTCCAATGTGATATGGTAACCGCCGGAGATGTTATTAGAGGAAAAATAAAACCAAATCCTCCAGAGGACGAATGGAGCAGGAAGGAACATTATATTGAGTGTACTCACCCAATAGAGGTTAAAAGTTCAATTATGAGGAAAAGAGTGGTAGCTATTGATACGGAATGGGCAAAACACAGGCCTTGGTGCCTTAGTTTTTCCGTAGCTCCAGGAGAATCTGGTGTTGTCATGGGGGACCAAACGCATGCCCTGTCTGCTATGAATGAAGTCGTGAACTACGAGGACACTATCACGGTCGTCCACAACTCCCTGTATGACCTGCCCGTGCTCACTCAAATGGGGATCCGGCCTCGAAAGATTGCGGATACTATGGTTATGGCCTACCTACTCCAAAATGAGCCACAGGGATTAAAGCCACTGGCGTTCCGACATTGCGGAATGGAAATGGCATCTTATCCAGAAATGGTGGGGGAAGCAACAACCGCCAAAACCATTGCCTACTTAGAAAAAATAATGGATATGGAATGGCCAAATCCTGATCCAGTTTTAGAATGGAAGAAAGGGGAACCTCATGTCCGGCAACCACAAAATATTAAAAGGAAAGTGGGAAGAGTACTGTCCGATGTTAGAAGCGGAAAGAATACCGAACCATACAATAGCTGGAAAAAAATGTCTGACACGGAACAAGTGGAATCTGTGCTTGGAATGTTGGAAGAAGCCGACCTGTCAGATATATCACGTGATAGGGCAATTTTTTATTCAGCCAGAGACGCTGACGCTACCATCCGAATCTACCCCATCCTATGGGAACGAATAGTAAGTTTGGGGTTGGAGGACACATTTTGGAGAGACATGTCCGCTCTGCCAATGGTTATAGATATGATGGCAAATGGTATGCCAATAGACTTGGATGCTTTTTCCAACCTTAGTTCCTATTTCCAGTCCCAGATGGACTTGATTCAAAGAAAAATGCAATTAACTGTGGGACATCACTTGGAGGGAAAAGCAATAAATCCAGCCTCCTACCCCCAAATGTCAACTCTTATTTATGATAAGTTAAAATTGCACGAAATAGGTGGGAATTACAAATCCAAAAGTGGGGCAGTAAAGAAGTCAACTGCCAATGACATTCTCAAGCGATACATCAGTCTTCATTCATCTGTCCAGGATATTATCGATTGGAGGGAATATCAGAAACTAAAAACAAGCTACGCCGATGCTATACCCAAACTGGTTTCCCCTGATGGACGAATTAGAACAACATTAAGAATTACCAGAACCACCACAGGAAGATTAAGTTCCAGTAAACCAAATCTTATGGCTCAGCCTATTAGATCGGAGGAAGGAAGAAAAATTAGGGATGGTTACGTTGCAGGAGATGGTAACGTCCTACTGTCTGGGGATTATTCCCAGGTGGAAATGAGAGTAGCCGCTAATGACAGCAAGGACGAAGTAATGATGGATATTTTTTGGAGAGGGGAAGACATACATGCCCAAACTGCAAGTCAAATGTTTGGAGTTCCAATTAATAGATTAGATGACATGAAGCATCGTTACCCTGCCAAAAGAGTTGGGTTTGGGATTCTCAACTTGATAACGGCGGAGGGGTTACATAGGGAATTAACAGTGGGAGGGGCCAAGGGATGGTCAGTATCCGACTGCGAGGGTATGATTAAGTCATGGTTTGATATATACCACGGAATTGCGGCTTATATGAAGGCAAATGGGGAATATGCCAAAAGATATGGTTATGTTCGGGACTGTTGGGGAAGAATCAGGTACATTCCTGGGATTAAATCCACCAATCGCTGGATTAGAATAGAGGCTGAAAGACAGGCTGGTAATGCGCCTATACAGATGGGTGCTCAGGGAGTAATTAAAGAGGCTATGGGGCGCTTAGTTCCAGTTTACAATTCCCTAAGTGAAATAGGGACCATACTTCCCCTAATCCAGATTCATGATGATATTGTATGGGAAATTTCGGAAAATGTAATAGATATAGCAGTCGGTGAGATAGGCAATGTAATGAGGAACACTGTACCTCCAGACTTCATTGTCCCTCTGGAAGTGGATTTTAAAAAAGGGAAAAAATGGGGGACAATGAAGTCCGCTAACCTTTAGCAGTTATCAATTCAGCAATCTGTAGTTCCTTCCTTCTTTGGACAAAAGCTTCCAGGTCAATCCCGGAATTTTTGCCCAACACTTCCGCTACCACCTGTACCCACACATTTTCGTTGCGCTGCTGCTCCTGGACTTTCTGAACACCCTCCAAACGGGCATATAAACTTTGAATCATCAATAATGTCCTGCGAGGAGAACAATCCTTAACTAAAACTGGTTGCCCATTTCCGTCCGGTTGCCACCATGATTCCTGGTAATTAGGGCATTGTTCTGGATTTCCACCCAATAGTTCAAACAATTTGCATTCTTCATAATTACATGTATTTTCCACAATAACCTACCTTAGTCTTTAGTACAAATTATTCCTACCTGTGCCAGTGGTCTGTAAGTTGCAGCCGTTGCCCCACCTGCCGTAGTACCACTGGCACTTCCTGTTGAAGTTGTAGTTTTACTATCTGATCCAGTACTGGTTACTCCAGAACCAGTTCCAGCACCATATCCTCCGGTAAAAGGTTTGGATAAGTACGGATGGGTATGTGCTATTACTGTATTGTATGTGTGTGTATGATTAGGCTGAGTCCAAGTACCCGCCTGATTACCACCATCAACATTATATGCATCCGATCCACCCTTTACTGCCAATAGTGCATCCTCAGGGGTTGCATCTATAGTCCAACCAGTCGGGGCAGTATTTTGGTAAAACCACATCTTAATATTAGTTTCCCCTATCCCTAAGGAAACCACCATATCACGTACTGCGTTTTTGCTTGGGGCTACCCCATCAACACCATTCCAACTAGCAGCATATGCAATATCGGAAACGGTTATTGGGTTAAGTAATAGTAAATAAGTACCATCATACTTTAGTATGGCAGCATGATCATTGCCTATACTACCAACATCCAATGCTCCACCTTCCACATCTTTTATTGTTTTTGCCCCCACTCCATCTATATCCAATGTCGGATTAGTAGCAGTATTGGTATTTGGGAAAGTGATAAAGTAGTGATCTCCTGTGGCATAGGAAGTTATGGCAGTACCCATTGAAGCAGTATACGTGTCTGTCCCCGAAGCCAATGCATATGCTGCACTCAATTGAGGACCAATAGCCAAGTTTCCTTCATCCATTTGTACATTATCCACAGTCCATAGAACAACGTCATCAGAATCAGTAAGCTTGAACCTGTAGGCTCCACCTGATGAATCAATCCATACGTCTGCCTGACCCTTGGAGTCCAGGATTACTGGATTAGTGTTTGAGGCTGATTTAGTATAGTCAGTCCACGTAGTCTTGGGCGTGGTAGTTCCAGTTTCATATGTATACAGTTTGGCCCCTACATGCGGATCCCCGTTTGCATCCAGGGACATAAATTTTGGATTTGGTGATATAAGACTGATACTACTCATTTTCCTCTCCTCCCATGTTTATTCTCCATGATGCAGCGGCCAATCTAGCCATAACACCTGCCGCTTCTGACGATTTTGATGGCAGGGATAGCCCTTTGGTAAGCAATTTTGCTGTAGTTGGGTTTAACATCATTTTAGACATGATTGCTGGGGCAATAATAATAGTTGCTGCTGGTAATGCCATTTGGCTTGTTAGTAAAGTACCAATGGCTCCTGCCTGTGTTAACTGGATAAGCACCTTACCTGTCCCTTCCCCCTGTCTCTCTTGCACCAACTTTACTGCTTCCCCAAATGTACTAAGGGTTTTAATCTGTTGTTTACTAAGAACTTCCTCAAGCATTGGCATGCCAAAGCTTCCAGGTTTTCCGCTTATATTATTAATAATCCTTTTTCCTACAATATCCCCATTGGTATCTGTGGACTTCTGCAAAAAATGTTGCACAAAGAATCCCTGCATTTTACGCCATGTCTCAGGATCATTCGCCAAGGCAGTTTTCACTTTCCGCACAGATGACACGTGGCCAGGCTTAAAAACTGCTGTAGCTATCATTTCCGCTCCAGTTCCAGTATCATCCGCAAGCTTTACTAGTCTACGTAAGAGTGTATTGTTAAACTTGGCCTGTCCATCCTTGTAGAAGCGATTAGCTGCACGCCATGCATCGTAGGTAGTAGGTCCAGTTGATATTCCCTTCAGCGATTTCTCAATCGCCTTATCCAACATCCCCACCAGTTTCTTCGCTTTACCAATTGCTGGAGCTTTTTTATTCAAAACGGAAAATTCATCAACCCTACTTATCAACCTTGACCTTAGTTCTGTTGCCTCTTTATAAGACAGTTGATCTGGAAGACTCATAATTGCATCCACCAAATCATCCCCAGCATTTTTTGCCTCAATACCTTCCAACTTTACTGCCCTTTTCTGAAATGGTTTTACAAAGTTCTTCATGGACTTAATTTGTGTTTTCGCTCTTCCTGCTTTTACTGAATTGTACAAAATCCCTGCTGCTTTAGCATGTACCTTCCTGGAATCATTAATGGAAGCAACAAACAAATTACCCAAATCCGTAGGGTCCGTCCGTTTCCCAAATTCATCAATCAAACTATCAGCAAAATCATCAAAAAATTTCAACCGCTTCGTTTTAAACTGCTGAATAGATCCCCCTCCTATTACTGACGATTCCGACACATTCTGCAACAGGTCCATCACTCTACTCTCAGTAGCTTCTGCAGGAAGTAACACTACAGGCTTAATTTTATCTTTAAATAAGTCAACCGCATCTACTGATTCACTTATTATTTTATTCTTCAGGGGAGCAATCATTTTACTCACCCCTCTCATAGCTAACCCACCCGCTAGTTCAAATCCCCCTTCCATTGCCATAGCCTTACCAATCCTCTTTGCTGCTTCAATGGAAGTCTTGGGGGCATCTAATGAACCAGACAAATGCTGTCCTATTTGCCTATAAGCTTCTCCTGTTCCTGCACCAAAAGCAACAGCCTTGGACAATGGCAATAATTTGGTTACACCTTTTGATGCTGCTGCTAATCCCCCTATTATACCACCACCCACTTGGGGAATTTCCTCAACCACCTTGTCCACTAATGATGGCTTACCTTCAATTGGCACTTCAACAGTTCCTCCTACAGTGGATATCGGAGGAGAACCCCCTTCTGGGATAGGAGCAATATTCCTGTTTGGTTGAGCAGGTATACCTCTTATTTCTTTTTTTACTGTAGCATCAATTACTGAATCATCCGTTCCATCCGGGAATTCCAACACTCTACCGTCCGCAAGCTTAGCTTTTATCATGATAACATATCCTTAATTTGTTGTTGTATTACGTGAGCACAGTCCAACCAAAAGGCCGCACTCACCGTCCATGACTTCCCTGAGCTACGGGATGCGGTTTCCCTGAGCATCAAACTTGATGGTTACTTCTTTTTGTTCACCTGTTCCCTGGCCCCTTGTTTGTTCCATTATTTTGTCCAGGGGCTGATTCATATTAATTCCTTCTCTTAGGAAATCCGTGTTCAACATGAGCACTCTCTTGGTTGTTTCCTCTATACTATCTAAATTGGCCTGGTACTGTGTCGGACTATTCTTTACAGGATCTGGGAAGGAGGTTGCTATTTCCTTTAGTTCCTTCTCCCCTCCGGCAACTCCAGTGGCCCACTTGCGGTAGGCAATAAAGTCGGACTTTGCCTGTCTGAACCATTTTGAGCGTTCCTTAATTAGGGCTTTTTGACCTGCCATTGGGATACCTAGTTTGTCCGCAGCCTCAGCTATTACTTTATCCCCCTTACCAAATATAGTAAGGTATTCTGGCTTAAACAGTTTTTTTGTTCCCTGAAAAGACTGGATATTCCGTGTTCCCTCAATAACTGCATTTTCCAATTTGGAAGTGGTGGTTTTACTAAGATCTCCAGTGTTAATTGTTAACTGTGTCCCCTTGGTCTGGACCTTTTTGTATCCAGTGGGAATTTTTTGTCCTTTTTCTATATAAACCTGATTTCCGGACTGATCTTCAAATACCTCATGTGAAGGTTTGGAGGGAGCGAATGGAACTTGTCCCATCGATTCTCCATCTTTGTATAACATTGATCCTGGAGAAAACCCCTTAATATCTTTTTCTTCCAACTTCAATCGTTGAGTTTCGGTTCTAAGGGAATTACGGATCATGTCCACCCTTTTAGTATCATAAAAAGGCAATATTTGTGAAACCAGTCCTTTATACTCTGGGTATCTAGCAAGTAATTGTTCCTTTGCAATATCCAGATCCTCCGAGCTATTAACCCCTGCAAGAAGATTAAGGGTGAAGTCATTAGCTTCAATAGAATTCTTCCTCTTTACAGATGCCTGTTCCCTTGCCGCATTTATTTTGTTAGTTAGAGCAGCATTTTTTTTTGCCTCCCCTAACTTCCCCATTGCTTTCAAGTTCATAAGCTGAGACGCAGTATTGAGAATATCTGGAGACTTGAACTGTTGTATTGCTGGTATATTTGGCATTGTCATTTTCCTTTATTTGAATAATCCTGGGGAACTACTCCCAAACATTTCTGGGTTCATGGCATATAGCATAGCAGCGTTAGAAACTCCACCAGCTATGTCAGAAAACATTCCGGTTTGAATGTTTGATTTATTAATTGCTCCAGATGCTGCAATATTTCCCTGATTAACTATACCCTGGGATATTGACGGGATCATTTGGCCTGTAAGATTGGCAGATCCAGTAGCTCCACCAACTCTAAGATTGGCCTTGGAAGTTCCAAGTCCCTGCTGCAAATTGGAAATATTAGTCCTTGCTCCTACTGCAGTATTGATAAATGGGAATAGTCTATTCAATTCCGTATCCAGGGCTGTTGAAGCATAATTCTGTCCATATTCCATTGCTGCTTTTGCCGCTGGACCAGACATTCCACCGCCAGATGTTCGGGAGAATGCGGACTGAAGTGCATCTATTCCCTGTCCATACTGAAATTGAATTCCAGGTCTATCCATAATTGATTCTGGACGATTCAGCAATTCCCTTGCAGTATTATACTCGTCCAGTCCAGTTAGTGGCTCAAATTCCTTTATCGCCATATTAAACCCAGTTTCCAAATCAATGATACCAGCATCCACCGCATCAGCAATATCAGCCCTTGTTTCTCGTAAATATTCCAATTGCATGGCTGTTGCTTGGGTTTGTGCTCCTGCCTGTGCTGCGGCTGCATTTCCTGCCGTTTTACTAGCTTGACTTCCTGCATACATGCTGGCTCCTGCTCCTATTGCCGTTGCTCCTAATATTGCTGTTCCAGTTGCTACTGCCATTTCATATCTCCTTTATAAAGTGGGTTTCTAGGTATGTAAATCCTTTTCTCCCATAATACTTTTTTATTGTTTCTTCCCTATCAGATCCAATAGATATCATATTAATTTGGGTAGCGCCTAAACCCTTACCCCAAGAGGATAGTGAGTCCAACAAATCAAATGCTACTCTTCCCTTTCTGTGGTCTGGATCAACCCACCACCACTGTTCCGTAACTATTAATTGGGAGAAATCCATAAACCATGGAAACACAAGTCCAGCTATTCCCCCAACAATCATTTCATCCTTACTAAGTACTATTATAGTAGCAGCTGGACTTTCCATTAAGAAAATACAGTAACGTACAAAATCAGTAGGAAGAAATTTAAGTCCTTTATCTTCAATGGCGTATTTGTGAAAATCATTTGCCATCTTGGTTAATTCTGGTATA